GTCGTCGCCGCCGTCGTAACGCTCGGCATCTACCTCTACGCAACGATCCACGGATAGGAGGCGACATGACCTACAACCTTGACGAGTCCCATAACTCGCGCAACTTCACGCCGGCCAGAGGTCCCTGCCACGTTCGGTTACCCGCGCACGGTCAAGTGGATCACTATCCACCACTGGGGCGACAACGGCCAGCAGTTCGATGTCGTGCGCGACTACCTGTGTACCAACACCACGCCAACATCCGCGCACTACGTTGTGCAGGCTGGGCAGGCTGCTTGCATCGTCAATGAGTCGGATGCTGCATGGCACGCGGGCAACGCGCAGGGTAACGCGCAGTCCATCGGCATTGAGTGCCGCCCTGAGGCGACGGACGCCGACTATCAGACCATTGCCGAAGTCATCCGTGACATCCGCTCACGGTTCGGTGATGCGCCACTCGTGCCGCATAACTACTGGACTTCCACGGCATGCCCTGGCGACTACGATCTGGCCCGCCTTGATCGTCTCGCCCGAGCAACTGCCACTGCACAATCCACCATCGTCACCCCTATCAAGGAGGACACCTTGTCCGCAGCCGAAGTAACCCAAATCATCAACGCCATCAATGCGGACGGCGAGAAGACCCGCAACTATAACGCGGCGCTTCTCGTGGGGGACTGGTCAAACGCTGACGGGAAACACCCCGGCATCTGGCCCGTCGTCGTCGCCAACCAGCGCCGCATCGACGCACTGACCAAAGCCCAGACAACCGCGCCCGTCACCCTCACCGATGCGCAGGTTCAGCAAGTCATCGCCGCACTCCCCGCAGCAACTCTCGCCGCCTTCAAAGCCCAGATCAACAAGTAAGGAATCACGCATGAATGCTCTTGTCGCATCCGTCATTCGCACCATCATCCCCATTGCAGTCGGGCAGGTAGCCTCCTGGCTGCTCCTGCTGAACATTGTCCTCCCAACGCCGGCCGCTGCTGGCCTGAGCGCGTTCCTTGGCGGTCTGCTCACGGCAATCTATTACGTCGGAGTCCGGGTGCTTGAGCAACAGTGGCCCATCGTCGGCGTCCTACTCGGCCTTCCGGTCTCCCCTGACACGTACTCGAAGGCAACCGCGACCGCTGTAGTTCCCGCAAATCCCACGACATCCGCTGACGCCGCGACCGTTGTCAATGTCACGCCCCCTTCCGGAATCGTCCCTGATCTGCCTGTCGTGCCGCTGGTGACCGTGGACATTCCGCCGACAGCCATCGCATCTGATCCGTGGGCCCCGACGACAGCCGCAGCGCCCGCACAGTAGAAATGGTGGACCCCGAATGAGCCTCAGCTATATTGCCGTTGACATCAATACGGGGTCCATCATCGCGGATCTCCCTGACGCAATCTTCCAAGGGGCGATGCCTCAAACGCTGATGCGGTACGAGTCGCAGACGGCAGAAATACCACTCGATTCCGCCCCCTCGAATTGGCTGACAGCAACCAGGCCGGGATCTGCCGCGATCATCTGTCTTTCGGGTGATGCGGTGACGCCACTGTGGGGCGGGCACATAACAACCCGGACCACGGACGAAACAGGAAACATCACTGTAAGCCTGGCAACTGCCGAAGCGTATCTTGACCGGGTCTATGTGGGGGATGAGAAATTCCTTGCCACCGACCAGAACACCATCATTCAAAACCTGGTCACCAAGTACATTGCACGCCCGGGCGGTATCCCCATCCGTGTCCAGATTGTCGGCCCGGCTGGCACTGTCCGGGATCGTGCCTATGCGGACACGGATGACAAGACAATCTACAGCCTTTTGGGTGAGTTGTCCGGCGTTGTAGGCGGCCCTGAATGGACTATCGGTTGGGAGTACGCTGCAGGGCTTTATACGCCCGTCCTATATGTCGGCAACCGGATTGGCGCGGATATTACAGCAGGGCTAGGCCCCAATGTTGTGTTCAATATGCCTGGGCCTGTCACGAAGGCGTCACTGGTGGAGTCCTTCGCCGCAGGGGCTGGTGCAAACACTGTCATTGCCACATCGACGGGCATGGGCGGTGCTCGACCCCAGTCAGTACCGCAGGTCCCGGTGACCGGAACCAACGGGCGCCCGATCTATGAATACCGGTTTAGCCCGGCAACCCAGATCACAGTCACTGACACGCTCACTTCACATGCCCAACGCGCCCTCGCATCCATGCAAAACGGATCCACTGCTCTCACTATCCAGGCCAGCCGACAGGAAGCCCCAAGGCTATCCCGTGATTGGAGCCTTGGAGACACGATTGGCTTCGACCTCACCAGCGCGGCATGGCCTGACGGTATCCAAGGCAACGCCCGGGCCATCGGGTGGCAGCTGGACGACAACACTATCGTCCCAATCCTTGACGCATCCACTATCGGCGGACTTGACGGCATGAGCGGCAACCCGCGCCCCTTTGCGTCGAAGCCAGTGAGCATATACCCGGGCACGACATCATTCCCCTCGACGACGACTTACCCGGCATAAGGAGATGGACTATGACCCCACGCACATGGAATAACGGGCCGCTCGGCAACACACCCATTACCGCAGCCGCACTGAACGGGATGGAGTCGGACATTGCGGCGGCAGTGTCGTCCGCTGCCGCTTCGGCCACATCAGCAGCTAACTCGGCAGCGCTCGTGGGCGCACCATCCGATACCGTGATTGCCGCAGCAATCACCGGGCCAGGAACCCAGACGGCCACGGCACTGAATGCCACTTATGGCCGCGCCTACCGCCCCGAGGCGTTCGGGGCAGTAGGCGACGGCGTCACCGATGACCTGCCCGCATTCCAGGCCATCCAGGCAGCGATCGCAAAAAACCCAGCCATCCCAGCCAGCATCGTGGTTACCGGCACGCACTATGTATCCAACTCCGTGTATTTCGACGGGGAGAACATCGAATGCTATCTCGCTGCCGGGTCGCACATCTTCACGAAAGCGCCCACAAACCAGGGCCAAACCCTCGGTTTCATCGGGTACCTCGGCAGCGGCACCGCAACGTCCCCCGTCCGGGCCAGGGTAAAAATCCACGGCCCCGGCAAAGTCACTGGCTGGCGTGGCGCGTCCCCATCAACGGCAGTGAACAACGAAAACGCTATCGGCGTTGTCCGATACGCCAGTGTTGAAATTGACGGACCACAAGACCTTGAAGCAGGCAACAAAGCATTCACAACCCAATACGGAATCACCAGCGTCAAGGTACGGAACCTCGGCGTTCTGCGCGCAAACTTCCGCGGCGTGAGCATCGAGGACGGCACGACGCAAGTTGATATTCAAAATGTCAACGTCGCGTCCTCCGGCTCATCAGCAGTTACGGCATCAGGACAAAAGGTGACCGTCAAGGGTATCTTCGGCGACCAGATTTTGACGGGCAGCTACGCCACAGAGGCCGCTGTGAGACTCACCGGAACCCCACTGAATGTTGGAGTAGCAGATGATATCCGCATCGTTTCGGCAGGTAGCGGCAAGGGTCTGATCATCTCAGCGTCTGACACGCTGGCCATGGCTGACCACATCAGAATCGGAGCCTCCACCGGAAACGCCGTCGAACCGCAGAACTGCACAGGCTCCGTATACATCGGGGTTGTGGATGCCCCGAGCTCGCCGGACAAAGTTGTCGCCGTGGGAACGACGCCCGCAGCGGCGGTCAAGCGGATCAACCAGCCCGAAGCGTCGACCGTGACGATCGCAGCGACCCGCCTCACACCCGTTACCGGAACCCCGGTAGTGGGAATGGCCGGCGCCCAGCTTCCCGGATACATCCTGGACTCCACTGCGGCGGAAGCAGTAGCTGTCCTATTGGGCAGAGACGTTATCCCCGCCTCGTGGAAGACATTCGCGGTAGACATTTCCTGGACGAATACGACCGCCAACGTGGGAGACGTCCGGCATGACGCTTCTTACACGTGGCTCGGAGACGGAGATGCCTTCGCGACGGGAACGTATGTCAGCGGGACAGCCCAATCTGCGCCAACAGCATTCGGGACGCAGAAAACTACCCGAGTAGTGTCAGCAATCACGGCTGACGCGGCGAAAAGTCTCTACCTGCGTGTCATCCGAAACGGCGGCGATGCTTCGGACACCCTCGCGAACGACTCGGGATTAGTAGCTATCAAGCTGACCCGCCTCTCGTAAGGCGTTATGCGCTTTGGTTTTTCCATTGATTGAGTGATCCCTGCGCGAGAAAGTCTGACTCGCGCAGGCTCAATCAGAACCATTAGAAGCGTTAGCGTACCAACATCAAGGTCTTCAACAACCCCGTGAATAGCGATTGCAACCACAAGCGCTAACCCTGTCCAGTCTCGCATGCGGTAGGTGCGCACAATCCTGACCATGACGAACAAGGAAAATAGGACAACGGCAACTATCCCACCTCGCACTAGCATGCTTACGTAAGTGCTCTCGCTGCCTGCGCCACGCCCCAGTGCCTCGATGAACGGCTTGGCCCCGTTTCCGGCGAGTAGTACGAAGAATCCATTTCCTGCCGCCACGTCAAATCCTTCACCGTAAGACGTGAATCTGGTACCTGACGATCCAGGACGGAGGGAGTCCTGGTCTAACAAAAGCCCTTGCCATGGAAGTGTCAGCATTGATACTAGCAGAGTGGCTGAGACGACAATCCCCGCGAGTGCGGGGCCGCCGATAAGTGGAGAGCAAACGCAGTACACGGCATACACGGCAATGGTAAGGATCAGAATTGCCCATGACACGCGGGAATAGGAGAATGTCAGGCTGCACAAGTTCAAGACGACTGCAATGACCCAGCGGAACCTGGACATGCCAGCGTTTCGCAGATTTTTTCTCCCGAGGATCAAGAGGATTAGTACCAAACAGGCAAATCCACCTGACCACGCGGCGGTGGCCATCATCCCGGAGCTTCTGACAATCCCTCCACCAAAATAGTCAGTGTATGCCAATCTTGCCGTGAGCCATGCCGAAATTCCGCCAGATGAATCACTCATAACTCTGCTTGCCGGCAAGGCTATAAGACTAAGCGGTGACGGATGAGCCGCTACCGCCACCGCTGAGAATAGGCCTTGCAGTGAGCCAATGAATATTATGCCTCGAACAAACTGCAGGTTGCGTTCTGGGCTTAGTTTACGCAAGACGTGAAGCATTATGGCTGCGCCAATCCACACTAAGGCACCATAGGCAGCACCAGAAAACCGTCCCGCGCCCACCTCCCCGGTCAGCGTGAACACGCCAAGAATGAGCAGGAGCCACACGCCAAGAAAAGCGAGAATCTTCGTCTCGGCCGAAGCTCGCAGCTTTTCCTTCGACTTCATCGCGCTCAGTATGGGAACGGCCAGCCACCAGAGGAAGCCGAGTCCAGCTGCCCAAAATACGACGAAAAGCCGGACGCTTGTACCGGCATTTGATACTCGTTTAGCGCTTCCCAAAACAACCTACTTCCCCCACAAGATTTTAGTCAATTCTAGCGGCAGGTGACGGACCGATAGGACCGGTAGTGTTCCCCATCCATCAAGCCCCTTCGCTGGGGCTTTTTCATGCCCGAAAGTAGGCACGCAATGATTCCAGGTCTTCCCGGTTCGCAGGTCAGAAACGACGGCGACGTGATGCGCATGATCCAGGACATGCAACGCGACATTCGCGAACTGAAGGCGCAGAACGTCCTAGCAACAGCGGGGATAACGACACAACCGGGCGGCATTACCGTGACGGGCACTGAGACAGTGACGGGCAACCTGAACGTGTCAGGATCGGAAACAGTCACGGGCAGCCTCGATGTTCAGGGTCCGGCAACGTTTGAGGGGACCACTACGATTGGCGGTAACGCGTCTATCACCGGCACGCTGTCCCTGCCGGCCGGGATCATCGGCAACGACGCACTGACGAGCCCAGTGTTTCCTGCCGCCGCCCATGCTGATGCGACAAACTTTGACCTAGCTACGGGGGTGAATGTGGAGAAAGTCCGCGCAACGGTGGCGGTTCCTGCTGGCTACACGAAAGCACTCGTCATGGCCACAGCTTCCATGAGCAATCAAAACTCAAACACATCCGCCGATGACATGTATGTGACCTGCAATATCAATGGGGCAGTGTCCGGTTGGGCTGGCCAGGAAACGGTAGGGCCGGGTGAACGCGGCTTCGTAATGAACTCGGCATCAGTCGTTCTGACGGGACTTTCATCATCGTTTTACATTGCCGCTAAGGCCAGCTCGAGCACCTATGCTTGGCCTGCGAATATCAATGCGACGACAAATGTTGATGCGATTGTCCTGTTTCTCCGCTAGAGGTGCGGCAGCAACCTAGGGTTGCGCGGGGTAGTTTAGGATCGCCGTTGATCCATCAGTTGGCTGCTTGCCCTTGTCAGCGTTTTTGAGGTCACCCGGCGCCGGGGTCCCCACATTGTTAGGTTCGACGGTTGGCTCGGTGACAGGCTCCTGAACTACCGGCGCGGGCGCGGCGGTCACAACAGGGGCCGGATCCGCTACAGGTGCAAGAACCGGTGCAGGTTCGACCGGAACAACAGGCGCATCCGTAACAACAGGCGCCGGGGATTCCTCAACGACGGGTGCGGCGGCGGGTGTAACGGTCACAGTGGGCTCCATGGTCGGCTTTACGGTTGGAACTGACGCCGAAGCAGTCTTGGCCGGCGCAGAAGATGAAACGGATATAGCAGGCGCAGGGGTCGGTGCAGTATCCGCGTTAGCCAAGGAAATCCCGGCAAACAATCCACCCACGAGCAGAAGCGATGCAGCGGCCCCCAATGATGCTGACTTTTTATCCATTCTTCGAGTCTACTCAGAATCACCAGAATTAAAAGCCCGAAGAACAAAACGCGGGCGCCGAGGTGGTGAGCAGCCGCGTAGTGGCTCGTTGTGGGCTATAGAAATGGTGTTGGCTAAAGTGATGGCTACAGTAGACATATTCTGAACCGTCTTGTTAAACAGAAAAACCCCTATTTCTAGGGGCCTATCTGGGTAGCGGCACCGAGACTCGATCTCGGGACCTCACGATTATGAGTCGTGCGCTCTAGGGTAGAATTGACTCAAGAACCCCTAGAATCCGCGGAATTTGGGGGTGCTAGACTTGCCAGCAATGGCTAGCTCTGGCTAGCAATGGCTAACAGAATGGCTAAAGGTGAAATCATGGCAACTCGCGGCAAGGGTGAAGGCTCCATATACAAGCGATCCGACGGCATGTGGTGCGCCTCCGTAGACCTGCCAAAAGGGCTAGACGGCAAGCGCCGCCGAAAGGTGATCTGCCGCAAAGACAAGGCCATGGTTGTGAAGCTCATGCGTGAAGCGCAGGCCCAGGTTGCCAAGCACGGGAACATCGCCACAAGCTCGACCACGCTTGAGAAGTGGATGCGGCACTGGATCGATGACATCGCAGCACTGAAACTCCGGCCTAAGACACTCGCCGGCCATCGCACCGTCATGGACAACTACATCATTCCGATCCTTGGTAGCAAGCGACTTGAGAAGTTGACGGCCGCCGATGTCCGAAAGCTGCACATGGCCATGCAGTCCACGCCCAAGGATCTGACGTTGCGTGGTGAGACTGACCTGCCGCCTGGCACTGAGATGCTATCCAGCACCTATGCCCGCCTTGCCCATAACGTACTGTCCGGCTCGCTCAAGGTTGCGTTGCGTGAAGGTCGAATCACAGCAAACCCATGCGATCTCGTAGATAAGCCAACCGCCCGCATAACGGAGCAGAAAGCTCTTGACGTACCCGAGGCCATCAAACTCCTAAAGCACCTCGCAACACGACAGGACCGGGCACTGTGGGCAACCTACCTGCTGACCGGTGCGCGCCGCGGCGAGATCCTTGGACTAGAAGCCGACCGCGTTACAGATGAGCTGGACCTGTCATGGCAGCTTCAGCGCATCACGGACATATCTAAGGCCCCGCAAGACTGGGAGCACCGGCACCTTAGATCCACGCTCTACCTGTCTAGGCCTAAGTCAAAAGCTGGCTGGCGTGTCGTGCCACTTGTCGAGCCACTGAAGTCCATCCTCGCTCTTCACGTTGGCAACCAGCGCGAGGGGCTCGTTTTCACCCGCAACGGGGAACCGTGGGATCCGGATGCGGCAACCAAGGCGTGGGCGTCACTACTCATTGAGGCTGGCCTACCTGACGATGTCGTATTGCACGGATCACGGCATACAGCCGTTGATCTACTCTATGAAGCAGGAGTGCCAGAGCAGGTCATCATGGAGATTGTTGGGCACACAACCCGCGCAGTCACTCGCGGCTACAAGACCAAGGGCAACCGGAAGCAGCTCACTGACGCCATGGACAAGATGAGCAAACTGCTCGAAGCATAAAAGGCCCCGCACCTACTTGGTGCGGGGCCTTTTCTATTTGTCAGTGGCAGGGGCTAGCATTGGCATCCAGCGCATCGCACAATCGGGTATGGGGGAAGAATGGCTAGGGGAAACGCAAGCGAGTCGGCAGAGTTGCCGGGCGTTGAGAAGTATGGGCACATTACCGTTCGAGAGGCTGGCGATATTGCCGAGTCACTCGGAATCTCCTTGCTTGAGTTGCTTCGCGGCTAGGCGATCTTCGGCGCGGTCTATGATCTCGCCCATCGGTACATTGAGGGCCCTGCAGATGTCTGCCAGGGCCTTCACTGGTATATCCCTGTCTCCGTGCATGTATCGGTGAAGTGTTATTTTTACCATCCCTGCGCGCTCCGCAACTTCATCCATGGTTATGCGTTGCACTGCTCGCTCCGACCGTAGCTCTTCGGCGATGGCAGTTTGAATCTCTGCTCCGTAGTTACCCATACCGGATAATCTATGCGCCATGCTGCAATAACACAACCCAACCGGATAAAAAAATTTCCATACGGATAAGCGTGTCGTTTTGCGATTCACCGATCGGGTAGTAAGTTATCCATATGGACACAAACGAAACCGTAGCCGAGACCGTATCGGTAACCGTCAACCAGTCCGGCAAAAGCAAGCTATCAATCGCCAAGCACGCCGGAATCCCCTACACAACATTCACTCGCAAGCTTGAGGGTCACGGCGACTTTACCATCCGTGAACTCGGATTAATAGCCGCAGCGATGGGCCTCACACTCAAGCACGTAATCCCAGCCGAAATGCTCGCAGCATGAACACCGGCAAGCTCGCCTACAGCCTCGACGAAGCAGCCGCCGCAACCGGATACAGCGCAGACGTAATCCGCAGAGCACTCCGCGCCAATAGCCTCACCGCCAGATACGCAAACACCAAGCCAGTCATACTCGCAACAGAACTCACCTCATGGCTTGAATCACTCCCCGCAGAAGCACCCAGCAAGTAGCACCACCCGCCGCAGCGCTTAGCGCCGGCCACCTCGCCCATCTCGGGCAACCACACAACAAAGTCCGTCGTTCACGGCAAGCCGCAAGGCTCTAAGCAAGGGGACAGCTATGCCCGAAACAGCTTTCATGACCGTCAAATCTTGGCTTCGTACCGCAGCAGAACGGCTCGACATTCCGTTGTCTAGTCGCCAAGCGCACAAGGTGACCAACGCGTACATCAACATTCTCAGCAACGAACAATACGACCGCCTCCACAAAGACCCAACCGGCGAAACCGCCGTGAAGAACGTCATGGCGTGGATGCAGAAAGGAGTTGCAGCATGAGTAATAGAGAGAACGTCGCAGCCGGGATCCTGCTCAAATCCATGGGTGAGAATCCGCGCCGACTCGTCCCCGGATCGCTCGGGATTCGAGGGCGCTCCGTTGACTGGACGGAGACTTGCAACAACAAGTGCACCTGCCTGCATTCACGTTGCAGCAACGCGAGCATGGACGCCCTGGATGCCTACTTTGGTGCGCTGGAACCTGACGCCAAAGCATGATGCCTATCCACGCCGTCGGCCTAGCGTTCTTCCTTATCACCACGACGGCGGGCGCAGTGATCGCGTCCGTTGGTTGGGTCTTGGATGCTCGCCAGGCCCGCCACACCAAATAACCCCACCCCAACAAGCGGGGCAGACACCGCGCATGGTGCCTGCCCCTTTTCATACCCATCTATCGAAGGAAATTATCTCATGAACGACTTCAAAGCAGGCGACCGAGTTGAGTACACGGGCGCCACATCCAAACACAAGGCCGGGCTCAGGGGAACAGTGTCGAGAGCCCATGGCAGCACCATCTATGTCAACTTTGATGACGGCTCCGATTGCTTCGGGGCATTCTCGTACAGTCTCACGAAGCTGACAGCCCCCGACGTCATCACCATCGTCCGCGCCGACCTGCCCGAGGTGACCGTGGACGGGCAGCACCTGCTCGCGGGCAAAAACATCTTCGGGCGATTCCTTGACGCGGATGGCCACCGGAAAATGGCGTTATCGCAACTCGCCGTCGCTGAATACATGGAGGCCGAGGAAAGAACCAAGGCCAAGCCGACCAAGCGCCGGGACGAACTGGCCAAGGTGGTTGCCAAGAATGCTGACTGGGTTGGCTGGCGTGGCGCTCTTTACGTCAACCACTCGATCGAGGCACGGGCAGCAATCGACATGATGATCGTGGCGGAGGCCAACCGTGGCTAGCCCCGCAGCACTTGAGGATCTTGCGTGGAAGGACGATGCGCAGGACTGGTTGGACTCGTGGGCGTGGTCTGGCTTGACGTTTACGGCCGAGGATATGCGGCGTGCGTTTCGGTTGCCGCCTCATCCGAATATGACTGGTGCCGCGTTTCAGGCGGCTCGTCATCGTGGCGTGATTCGCGCCGTTGGTTTCATCGAATCAACTACCCCATCCAGGAATCGTGCCGTGATCCGTGTCTGGCGCGGCGTTACTGAAGGAGTCACCCCATGATCGCCGCGGAGTTGTTGGCGGCTGATCGTGCCCAGCGTGTGCATGACATTGCCGTGTTGGAGGGGTACCGGCTGCGGGCGTTGTGTCTGGGCCCGGCAGGTACTGAGGTGCTGGCCGCAATTGAGCATGAGCTGGCTGTGGAGCGTCGAGAGTTGGAGGCCCACGAATGAACGCCGCCTTCTACCTACTCATCGCCGCCTGCTTACTGGGCGCGTTCATCCCGTACTTTCACCGGCAAGACCAAGACCACAAGGAGACCACCATGACTGACATTCACTCTGCCAAGTTCGCTGTGCCCCGCCATATCCCGAAGCAAGACCGTGAAGCCGCGGTCAGGTTGGTTGAGACGCAGCCGGACGCGGACCAACTCAAGGAAATGCTGGGACTCGGGTGAGCGAATACTGCGACACGGTCACCTTCCGCGGATCCGTCGAGGAACCGCCCGAGTACTGCGAAAACGAACCCATCGAAGGCACCGACAAATGCCCGCGACACACCGACGACAGAGACTGGGACGCCATCCGCGACTCAGCCATCGAACAACGACTTGAGGACACAAAATGAGTACCATCGAATCACTGAACATCAGCAACTTCCAGCGCGTCAGTGCTATCAAGATTGAGCCGACCAACAATATCATCGCCCTGTTTGGCAAGAACGCGAACGGCAAGACGAGCGTCCTTGAAGCCGTCGAGACGACGCTGCGCCCGTTCAATGGCCGCGTCACCAAGCGCCCGATCAAGGACGGTGCTGGCCGTGCTGACATCCACATCAAGCTGACTGATGGCACACTCCTGCACCAGAAGTTCACCCCATCCGGCCCAACTCTCGCAGGCAAGGGCCCGGACGGCTCAAAGCTGGGACAGAAGGACTTGGACGCGGCGATCAGCGCGTTGGGTGTGGATGCCCTGGCGTTCATCCATGCTGGCGAAAAGAAGCAGCTCGAAACGTTGCTTTCCATCGTGGACTTGCCGTTTGTTCCTGCCGAGCTGGACGCCAAGCGGAAAGCAGTTGAGGCTGAGCGATTGAGTGTTGGACAGCAGGGCAAGGCCATTGGTGACGTGGTGGTGGACGCCAGCCTGCCGACCGAGGAAACCAGCGCTGGCGAGATCATCGCCGCCATTAGGGCGGCGGAGGAAGCCGAGCGGGAAGTGCTCGCGGCTGAGAACAGCGCCCGGATCGCTGCCGGGAACGTGAGCGACCTCAAGACTAAGATCTCCGCACTGACTGCAGAGCTCGCCGACTGGGAGAACGAACTGAAAGAACGCTCCGCAGCGCTGGATGTATTGCAGAGTCCCGCCGATCCTGCGCCACTTGAGGCCAAGCTGGCCGTGGTTGAGGAATCCAACGCAGCTATCCGGGCGAACAACACGGCCCGCGCACAGTCCGCCCGACAGGACGAGCTGCGCGCCAAGTACACCGAGCTGACCGAACAGATCAAGGCTATCGACAAGACCAAGGCTGACGGACTCGCTAAGGCCATCATGCCGATTGAGGGTCTGGACTTCGACAGCGAGGGCGTGCTCTACCAAGGCATCCCGTTCAGCCGCGCATCCGGCGCCGAACAGGTCATTGTTTCGCTGGCCATGCTCATCGCGACCAACCCAGAAATCCGGGTCGCGATCATCCGCAACGGCAACGTGCTGGACGCCGGTTCGCTGCAAGTCATTCAGGACATGTGCGAGGCCACGAACTTCCAGGTATTCATCGAGTTCGTTAGCGACTCCGAAGACCATGAGTTCCTGATCGTAGACGGCGAGCTTGCATCATGATCATCAAGACAGGTGCGCGGTCGGTGCATCCGAAACTGGATATGCCGCCCGGAGTTATTCCGGCCGCCATGGTGGAACGTATCGGCAAGGCGGGACTGGCCAAGCTCATCCAGCCACCATCCCCGGCGCCGGCCAAGCTGGAGCCGTTCGGCCCTGGCGTCTATCCCGGCATCAAGAACCGCGACTACCACGCAGACCCGGCGCTCGGCTCGACGTCACTCAAAACTCTTGCCCTCCGCACGCCGGCGCATTGGAAGTGGGAGTCTGAGCATCCGGTCCACAAGGACGTTTACGACATTGGAACGCTTGCGCACAGTCTGATCCTCGAGGAAGACACGACACTGCACCAAGTGATCGACGTCGAGGACAAGCGCGGCAATAAGTGGACCATCCCGGCGAACGAGGCCAAAGCGAACGGGCTGATCCCGGTAACGCCGAAAGAGTGGGCGGGCATCGTTGCCATGCGCGACTCGGTCATGGCGCACCCGCTGGCCAGGAACGCGTTCACTGGGCACCGCGCCGAGGAGTCCGTGTTCTGGGACGAGGACGGACAGATGTTCAAAGCCCGCCCGGATGCCTGGAAGCCGGGACTCGTTGCGGACCTCAAGACGACCGTGGACGCGAACCCGAATGAGTTCGGCAAGACCGCGTTCAACTTCGGATACTTCATGAGTGCGGCGCACTACATCGACGGGGTGAAGTCGGCCACGGGCGAAGACGTGAAGTTCTCGTTCGTAAATGTCGAGAAGACCGCGCCATACCTTGTGTCCGTTGTTGAGCTTGATGACTACACGCTCGATTGTGGCCGCCAAATGCTTGAGCGAGCTAAGACCATCTACCGCGAATGCACCGAGACTGGCAACTGGCCGGGATACCCAAGCGTGGAACCAGTCGGACTTCCCGCCTACGCCAACTACCAACTGGACGACCTACTTGGCCTGTCCATCGAAGGAGACATTTTCTGATGAGTGACATCTCGGAAACACTCGCACCAAAGAGTGATCAGCAAGGGTTCGATGACTACCTCACCGGGCCGCGAACCGTAACTATTGCGAGCGTTGAAGTGAAGGTAGGCACTGAGCAGCCAGTGGTTGCCGAGCTTGTTGAGTATCCCGGCAGGCCATACAAGCCGAACAAGAGCATGCGTCGCGTGCTGGCCAAGGCGTGGGGTCCGGACTCTGATGTTTGGATTGGGCGCCGGCTCACCCTGTTCGGAAACCCTGCCGTCATATGGGCAGGCAAGCCGACTGGTGGTGTCGAGATAAGCCACATGAGCCACCTCGACAAGCCCTTGACGATGCCACTCACGGCATCGAAGGGCAAGCGCAAGAACTTCACCGTCCAACCCCTCGCCGCACCTGTACAGCGCAACTGGTCCGCGGAGATCGACGCGGCTGACATCGACACTTTGAAGGCGTTGTGGAGTCAAGCGCCCGAGAGTTTCCGGCAAACCATCGAGACCCGGGCAGCGCAACTGAAAGAGTCTGCCGTCCAGCAGTCAACCGGCAGCATGTTGCCGAACGATGACGAAACCACGTACTAACCCACCCAGAAACACCCAAACCGGCAACAACCTGCCGAAACCCAAGCGCCCACCGAGGCGCTTTTTTCATGCCAAAAACCAAGGAGAACCCCATGTCCCACTTCAAAGTCCTCGTCATCGGGGACGACATCGAAACCCAGCTGGAACCGTTCAACGAGAACAAGGAAACCGAGGCGTACCAAGACACTGATTTCATCTACGCCGATGAGGTCAAAACGGCCCGCAGCTTCTACGAGCGGAATCCCGATCTTGAACCGGAGATCGACCGTGCTAGCGACCACGCCGTTTTGACCGGATACAAGGAAGGCGAAGATCTGCGCTGGAACGACGACAAGACCGAGGCCACCCTCTGGTCGACGTACAACCCGGATTCCAAGTGGGACTGGTGGACCATCGGCGGACGCTACAACACCTCCATGCGGATCAAGCCTGACGCCAACGCCGACGACTTCACACCATCAGCGGTGCACTGGACCGAAGGGCATGGCAACGAGGCTGACCATCATGGCGCTTCCGACCACGCACGTAAGCGAGCAATCGACTACCCAGCCATGATCGCCAAGCAGCGCGCTGATGCTGAGGCTGCGTGGGACAAGCTGACCGCATCCACCATGGGCATCGAACCGCCAGCGTCAGGCTGGGCGGATATTCGCGAACGCCACACGGACATTGACGATGCGCGCCGCGAGCACAACGCCCACCCATGGAACACAGCTACACGCAAGGCTGGCTTCTGGGATGCCTATGAAGACTTCCACATGGCCGCCGCTGATCCACGCGCCTCTTATATTGCCGACCGCGAAGCATCTGCAGTCGGCGGCTACTACGCCGTCCTGCACGACGGCGAATGGACAGCACGCGGCGACATGGGCTGGTTCGGCATGAGCAGCAACGAAACCGACAGGGCAAGTTGGGTTTCCAAGGTCAGCGAGCTAATTGACGGCCTGCCGGATGACACCTGGCTCACCACTGTGGATTGCCACATCTAACCCACCCCACACCCCGCCCTGCGCCGGTCACCACGACAGCGCAGGGCAACGACTTAGGAGACTTTCATGAACGACAAAGAACGCCCCTACCTGGACGGCCTGCTGTCATGGGCCAAGGAACTTGCCGATCCCGATTGGTGCCTGTCAGTGCCAGCCGTTGCCAAGACTGCACTTATCCAGCTGGTCACCGTTATTGAGAATGCCAAGCCCCGCACCATCACGACCGTGGAAGAACTCGACGCGCTGCCGATGGGGTCGAAGGTAGTGAGTGCCGGGTACGAGTGGACCAAGAATTACGCAACGACCAACACCCCGTCCGGCGGCATTGAGCGCGAAGTCTGGTTCAACGTATACGACGACTTTGATATGTCCGAAGATCTCGCCCTCCCCGCAGTCGTCCTGCACGAGCCCGCCCAGTGACGGCGGATCTTTGCTGCCCGTCCTGCAAGGGTGCTCTGGGTCTGTGCCTGGATCGGAACTGCCTGCATCATCAGCAGGCCCGGCGCCGGGAGGACGCTGATGACCGGTCAACGCGGCTCTACCGTGACCCGACAGCGAACCAGGCCATCAACAACCTGACCCGCCGACCACGCACCCGAGGCAGGCGACGGTGAGCGGGTACGTCTACCGCGGGACCCAGCCGTTCGTGCGGAATGATCTGACCGAGGCCGAGCCGGAACCAGAGCTGCAGCCGATACGCAAAGCCCAGGGCCACGGCACACCAGCACGAGCCCGGCAACACTACAGGGACCGCGAGAAGCCATGCGCCTCATGCCATGCCGCATTCACCCAATACCAGCAAGACGTCCGCAACGGGGCAGGCAAACCACGCAAAACCGCGGCGCACGGCACCTACTCCGGCTACAGCGCACACAAACGCCGAGGCGAAACACCCTGCGACGACTGCGCCGAAGCAGGCCGCAAATACAAACGCGAATACCGGGCCCGCCGAAAAGCCGCAGCCAACGAGATCGCATCCGACCAACAATGAAGGAGGTAAGACATGAAGACAGTTATCAGCCTTTGCGACCTGACCGGAAACGCCGTAGCACCGTGGGTGGAGGCCGGGTATGCAGCTTTCCTAGTAGACCCGCAACACGGCACGACAAGGGTTGATGGTGCGGTTACGAAGTTCGCCGGCACCATCGAGGATGCCATGCCGGCCATTGGCGAACTCATCCGAAGCGGTGACGTGGCGGCGGTCTTCGGCTTCCCTCCTTGCACCGACATGGCGGTGAGCGGCGCCCGCTGGTTTGAGACGAAGCGGGCCGCGGACAAGATGTTCCAGGCAAAGGCCGTCATGATCGCCGAGCAGTGCCGAACGGTTGGCCGGCTGGCCGGCGCACCTTGGTTCGTCGAGAATCCAGTCAGCGTCCTTTCGTCCGCTTTCGGCAAGCCGCAGCACACCTTCCATCCTGCCGAATACACCGCCTACGAGCCGGCCGACAACTACACCAAGAAGACCTGCCTATGGGTCGGGGGGGGGCTTGTGATGCCGCAGCCGGCTAAAGACAACACGCTGGGGCCGGCAGACAACCGCATCCACATGGCAAGCCCTGGGCCCGAGCGGGCAAACTTCCGCAGTGCAACGCCCATGGGATTCGCACGGGCATTGTTTGAGGCCAACCACAAGGAAGGAGGCTGAGTTGTGACTGAGAAGGATGAGCGCCCGTTCATCAAGATCACGCTCGATTACCTGGACAACCCGAAGATCGACGCGCTCAGTGACTCCGGGATCATCCTGCACCTGTCGCTGATCTTGAAGGCGGGGCACCAGCAGCGGGACGGCTTAGTGTCCTCGCGCCTATGCGTGGCCCGCGGCGCTGGCCCCTTGGAGGAATTGGTGACAGGCGGATTGCTGGCCCGAATTGATGAACTCACCTACCAACTACTCGACATCGGGGACTTCCTGAAGCTCAGAGGGGATGGTGACATCTGGCGATCACCGCTAACAGTGCGTAGGGCTCAAATCCCATTGGCGCTACGCCTCGAAATCTACGCCAGGGACGGCTACCAATGCGTCACATGCGGTTCCATTGTCGATCTGTCGCTGGACCATATTCACCCTTGGTCGCTCGGCGGCAGCGACGAAAGGGAGAACCTTCAGACTATGTGCCGCCCATGCAATTCAAGGAAAGGAGCCAAGGTTGTCGAAGGACACCCGGCCGTACTTCACGGTCACAAACGAACTATTCCGCCACCCCAAATGGACCGGGCTACCCAATGACAAGACCAGGCTCCACCTATTGGAGCTGTGGGGGCACTGCAACGAGTTCCGCACGGATGGCGCTGTTGCCAAGCACGTCCTGCATACAAAGGGCGCACCAGTAGCTAAAGCGCTGCTCGCTGCGGGCTGGGTGGAATCATCCAAAGTTGAAGACGTTTTTCTCATGCACGACTACCTCGACCATCAACCATCACGCGCCGAGATTGAAGAACGAATTGCGGACAAGAAAGCGTCCGGCAAGGAGGGCGGGAAAAGGTCGGCGCACAAGCGTTGGCACCTAGATCGAGGCGTTGTTGACCCCAAATGCTCACTCTGCCAAGCCGCCGATACGGGGTAGCCAGAGTAAGCACTTTGTAAGCGGGTGCTTATGAAGTGCTTACCGAAATTTGTAAGCACTTTGTAAGCGAAATATAAGCACCAACACCAACACCTTACTTACTACGTAAGCACGGGGTCTCACCTACCGCTGTACTCATCTTCTAAAGAATGTGGGTGGAGATTTTAGCGGCGATCGTCGCCTAAGTAACGCACGGGCCTGCAACGTTCGCCGCCGAAAAGATTGGATCCATTTTGACTTTTACACTCACGAACCATGAGGGGCAGCGACTCACGGCCTGCATGTTGGCGATGCGTCCGGACTGGGTCAAGAACAACCCCGGCCAAATGCTGGCCGAAGCGAACACAGCTGGTCTGCCTGGTCACGACTTCGGGCACGCTCTCCGTGCCCTCGCCGCGTACTGCACAGCGAGGGATGAGAGCGGCTGGCAGTACCGGACACCGAACCTGTACATCCAAGACGGCAAATACTGGACCACCACCGCACCGACGGACTGGGTACGCCCCGTGCCGCCACCATGTGCTGACCACCCAGAATCCGAAGCACCAACATGCCGAGGATGCCACGCCGACGTAAAAGCAGGCGACCGACCACCAACCCACATCGGCCGACACTGGCAACCCACACCCGAACCACCCGAGGCTCCTGCAAACGCAGGGGCCTCCACTATTTCCCAGGAGGAAACATGAGCATCTCGTACCCGACAGCCATCTACGCGGACTATCCGCCGTTCAACGGTTGGTCCGTCATCGCACAAGGCCACAACCTCACCGATGAGCAGATCCAGGAGGCCGTCGCAGAAGCAGCCGATGGCGGTTGCATCGCCACGGCCAAGCAGGAGGAATTCTTCTACTACGTGCCCCGAGTGAAGTGGTGCAGCAACCATGGCGCCGGAAGCTGCGACGAGGAAGGCGAATGGCACTCTCACTGGATCGCCGCTAAGCCCAACCCGAGCGCCGCCTACACAGTCATTGGTTACGCCTACCCGGCCGCCGAGGCCACCAAGTGAGCGCGACTCTCTACTCCAAGCCCGCGTGTGTTCAGTGCACGGCGACTGTTCGGTGGCTCAAGAAGAACGGCCACGAACTGGTCACCGTGGATCTTACCCAAGACCCGGCCGCGTTGGAACTCGTCAAGGCACTCGGCTACGAACAAGCACCCGTCATCGTCATTGACGACACCACCCACTGGTCAGGCTTTCAGCCCGGAAAGCTCGCCCAACACTTCCCCAAGGAGCAAGCAGCATGAGCAAGTTCGCAGTTGGAAACCATGTCCGCGTGATTGCTGAGGCTGGGGTCACGAAGAACTATTTCGACGTCGTTGGCGTGGTGGATGAGATCCTGCCCGGCGTCGCGTATGGCGTTGGTGTGCACTTCGAGTCACTGGCGCCGCTCTGGTTCGCCGAACACGAACTCATCCTCGCCGAGGTGACGGTATGAGCCGGCCGGTACACCCGAAGTGCGGCAAGTCCTTCCCGGGTGGCAACCGGGCTGGACACTGCGCGGCATGCTGCGAGACGTTCATCGGTGCCGTTGCCTTCGATGCTCACCGAACTGGCCAGCAAGGAATCGACCGTCGCTGTGAACTCACCGCGGCGCACTGGCAGGACGAATCCGGGTACTGGCACGTTGGCGAAAAGCTTACCGACGAACAAAAAGCCAAAATGTGGGGCGGCAAGTCATGAGCAACCCTAGCAAGCTTGACCTGATCCAGGCACGGCATATCAGCCTTGATGACAGCTACAAGACCGGATGCAGCTGCTGCAAACCATCGGAAGCGCACGTAGACCGCGGCGACCTGCTTGCCGCACTCCGGGCCGTGGAAGCTATGCATCGCAACGAGGCCCGCGACTCCTTCGGACGGCCTGCCGACGCTTCAACAGGCCACGGCGGCTGGTGCTACAGGTGCGGGCGATACGACGGCGCACACTGCCCCGAGATCACCGCGATCCGGGACGCACTAGCATGACCGCGACGATCACGGTCACGAACCCGCCACCACCCGCGACGATGCCACCACTACCCGGGCCCAGTGACGTGGACCTTGACTGGGTGCCGGTCACCACCAAACCACCCATCCCTGCGGCGAAATGGGTAGGCGGGAACATCAGCAAGCAACACAGGACGAAAGGGAACCGAGCATGAACCTCACTGGATCAGCACAAGCAGAAGACCGCGCCGCCATCATCAGGAAAGCCAAAAGTGCGGCCACGAAGTACTACGGCGAAACCTGCATCGACGTAACCCTCAGCAATGAACGAACCGAGACAGTCATGGACGGGAGCATCGGAGGCGGCATTGAAACATTCACCACCGGATACACCGCCGACTGGGAGGCCAACGTCAAGCACATCTATAACCAGCCCACCTACGGGCCAGCGATATGCCAAGGCTGCAAGGAAGAGAAATGGCCGCATCGATGACCTGCCCCGCCTGCCGAGGTACCGGGCGCATCATCTGGCGCTACGGCGGGGTGAACGCCAAATGCTGCCCGTGGTGCTCCGGGTCCGGTGCCGCAGACGAAACACAAGCCAGCCACAAGCTGGCCTTTTTTATGCCCACAACCAAGGAGGAAGCTTGAACTGCACATCGCCAGACGGCGGACACCAGAGCATTGAGGAAACCGCCATCCGTTGGGCGGCCGCGCTCGGTGCCGATCCGACCGACATGGTGGAGACGCTGCGAAAGATCATCAACCGCGCCCACCAGTACTACCCCGACGCGGCCACTGAACTCCGCGACCGACTCAACACCCGACTCCGCGGAGAAGACCCCGGAACGCCGCTCCACTGGAAAGGCAGCCAATGATCTGCACCACGCCAGAATGCGAGACATCAACCCAGACGTTCCTCTGCACCCAATGCGTGTCCGACCTGCAAGCCTGGATCGACAAGGCCCATGTACTGCTGCCCGACCTCGACGTGACCATTGCGCGGCTGGACGTGACCCAGCCCGGCAACCCTGAGACACGCAGCAGCAACGTCGCCGGGAGTGCCGCGCCTGCCAACCTCGACGCACTCCAACTCAAACTCAACATGGAGTCCATCACCCACACCGCCGACGAATACGCACTCATGGACCACGCCGCGGGAACGGCATGGATCATCGCGGAATGGTGCAAAAGCGCCGAGGTACTCATCAGCGGACCCGAAGAACCAGTCATTGACCACGAGGCAAATAAGGAGCGAATCAAGGAGATCGCGCCACCAATGACCACCCGGCAACTACTGCCATGGCTCCGCACCAACGCCAGGATCGCCATCACCAGCCAACAGATCCGGCACTGGGCTCAACGTGGACACCTCAAACCCGTCAGCCGCGAACCATCACCAACCTACTGGCCGCACGAAGTCATCGAAGTGCAGGCGACAAGGAGAGACGCGCCGATAGAAAGTTAGCTTGCCTGAGTTAAATAACTCCGCTAAAGTGTTCCAAAGAGGCAGCAGAGCTGGCTCTACACACAGGATCGACCCACAAGGTTGGTCCTTTTTCTTTGCCCAAATCCACAGTGGGCAGGCTTGGATGGATCTCCCAGGAGGTGCTATCTCCCGCGCAGGGTCAAGCGCACAGCTGGCGTCGGGATGACGCCAGCACAACGAGGTTTAGTTCAGCGGCCAAGAACGCTGCGAGCAGTAGGGATCGAGGCCCGCCTAAATGCCAATGGCCCCGCACGCAGAAACGCCGGTTCGAATCCGGCAACCCCACGACGCCATGTTGAGCTGCGATCCGCTAGACGGATAGCCGAGCCACGACAAGCCGGTGAAAGTCCGGGACATGGCATCCGGGAAACGCCCGTCACAGCGCTGCAAGGTAGCTCAATAGGTAGAGCGTTTCGTCTACGGGCGATTGTAAATGCAGGTTCGAATCCTGCCCTTGTTTCGAGTGCGCAACCCCCATATGCGCAACGGCCCGGCCCGCAGCCACTCAACAGCGGGCACACACTTCCCAGCAACCGCGTCATGCGCCGGCTGGGGCAAGTCCTTGGAACGTCAACCCACACCACTGGGCGCAACACGGCCGACTCGTGGCAAGCAAACCAAGGCACACAACCACCGCCCACCGTCTCAGGCAAAGCGGAAGCAATAACCATAGGCAAAGACTTCGGTGTGGCGTCAAAGCCGACGACTCACAGCCAAGGGGCAACGCCGCGGTACTCCTCGTTCACCGCACACGACAAGCCACCTGCGCACACACCAAGACACTTACCCAGCGTGACGGCTGGTCAAGACCGTCACAACGTGGAGGCCCCGAACCACCGGCCGGAAGGCGGGGCAACCACACAACAAAGGTGGTGACATCATCCCAATCGCACCACGCAAACCATGCTCCACAGTCGGATGCCCCGAGCTCGTAGGACCAGGATGCGGCAGCAAGTGCGATGAGCACACCGCCAAAGCAGACGCCGACCGTGGCACCAGCACACAGCGCGGCTACGGCAGGGCACACCGCCTCAAGTTCCGTGAAGGCGTACTAGCCAAGCACCCCATCTGCCAGATGTGCCGCACCAAACCATCAACCGACGCAGACCACTACCCCAAATCAAAACGCGAACTCGACAAGCTAGGGCTGGACAGCAACAACCCCCGCTACGGCCGTGGACTCTGCCACCCATGCCACAGCAAACACACCGCCAAAGCCCAACCAGGTGGCTGGGCAGCACCCTTCTAGCCCGCGTGAAGTCTGGGAGTCACCTGTGAGACACCTGGGGGGTGCCCCCCTGAGGCCGACCCGAGCGCACCGCCGGTGAGGTCGTCTCGTCCCGGCGCGAATTTCGCGGTTCTTGTGGAGCGGCTTTTAGGAGGCTCAAATGGCTGTCCGTGGCCCGAAGCCTAAGCCTGCGCTTCAAGTCGTCCGTGAGGGCAATCCTGGCCGTCGTGCGGTGAAGGATTCTGTGGTGTTGTCGCCTTCTGATCTGCTTGAGCCTGATTGGGAGGATTGGTTTCCTGGTGGTGGTTCTGAGTCTGCCCGTGCATGTCTTACGGCTAAGCGGTTGTGGACGAAGTTGGCGCCGACGCTTTCACGCTCGGTGGGTCTTGTTGGCGAGCAGCAGGAGACGCTTGTTGAGTATTGCATCACGTATGCCCGGATTGAGCAGGGTGAGCGCGATATTTCGCTGACTGGGATGGTTGTGACGACTGAGCGGGGTCAGGTAAAGAATGCTTGGACGGCTCCGTTGAATCAGTACCGTTCCCATTTGCGCTCACTGATTGGTGAGCTTGGGTTGTCGCCGGCTTCCGCTACTCGAATCACCCGACCCACTACGGAGGATGATGACGATCCGTTTGATTGAACGGAGGCGGCGCTGTGGATGGTGTTGTTTCCGGGAAGTTGCCGGTCCCTTATGATGCGCTGATTGAGCTTGGGGTAACCCATGAGCAGATCATTGAAGCGTCTGACCGTGAGCCGTTGGTGGTGGCTTGTCGGGCTTCTGAGCATCCTGGCGCTTGGTTCGATGTGGAGCGGGCTCGCAGGGCGCTGAAGGCGTTGGGCGCGTTCCGGCATACCAAGGGCCGCTGGGCTGGTGTTCCGATGCGCCTGGGCGAGGGCTTGGACTCTTGGCAGGTTGTCTGGGTCCTGGCACCGGTTTTTGGCTGGGTCTATCACGATGAAGAGATTGATCGTGTTGTTCGCGTTGTCCGTTCTGTGTGGATTGAGATTCCGCGCAAGAACGGTAAGAGCACGTTTGCGTCCGGCATTTCGGGCGTGCTGTTGCTTGCTGATGGCGAGATGGGCGCGGAGGTTTATAACGCGGCTGGCTCTACTACGCAGGCGGGGCGCGTGTTTGAGGATGCTAAGCGCATGCTGATGACGTCGAAGGCCGCAGCATCACGTATCGAGCCGTTGAAGGACGTTGTTCGCGTCCCCAAGACGATGAGCATTCTGCGGGTGCTGTCTCGTGTTGCTGAGACTGCGCACGGCTTGAATGTTTCCGGCGCGACGATTGATGAGATCCATACGCTGCGTCTTCAGCGCAAGCTTGTGGAGGCCATTGAGACGGGCACGGGTGCCCGTGACCAGCCTCTGATTGTGTTCATCACGACGGCGGATGAGGCCGAAGAGGGCACCATCTACGACGAGAAGCACATGTATACCCGCAATGTCGCCAATGGCGTTGTGAATGATCCGCGCTTTTATGGTGTGATCTGGGCGGCCGAGGAAACGGACGATCCGTTCGCGGAGGCTACATGGCGCAAGGCTAATCCTGGCCTTGGTAAGTCCCCGACGCTGGCGTATATGCGTGACCAGGCTTTGAAGGCTCAGTCTTCCCCGTCCGCATTCCCGGCTTTCTGCCAGCTGTCTTTGAATCTGCGTATGCGGAATCAGTCTCGCTGGGTGGATCTCGATAAGTGGGATAAGACGGCGGCGCCACTGCAGCGCTCGGCACTCCGGGGCCGGCGAGCGTGGGGCGGCTTGGACTTGTCTGCGGTTTCTGACTTCACGGCATGGTCTGTGTGGGCTGAATCGAACCGTCCAGGCTTTCAGTTGGATTTGTTCACGCGCTTTTGGGTGCCGGCTGAGAAGGTCACTGATCTTCAGCAGCAGTTGCAGGTGCCTTTGCAGCAGTGGATTGATGACGGCTGGGTTACGGCGACTGAGGGTGATGTCATCGACTATTCGTCGGTGAAAGAGGCTGTCGTTGATGACTGTAAGCACTTCAACATGCAGCGTGTCAGCTATGACCGGATGTTTGCCGGCCAGTTGGTGCAGGAGCTCGACGCCGATTTGAAGGGTGTTGAGATTGCCCCGGTTGCGCAGACGTTCCTTGGCTTGTCTCCCGCTTGCAAGGAGATGGAGCGGCTGTGGTCCAAGGGGACGATGCGCCATGAAGATAATCCAGTCATGCGGTGGATGGCCTCTGTTGTGGAGGTCAAGAACGATGGCTTGGACAATGTCCGGCCGGTCAAGCCTGACCGTAAGAAGTCGAGTTCTCGCATTGATGGTTTCCAGGCTGCGGTTACGGCCATGGATGGCATTGTGCGCACGAGTTTGAAGAAAAAGACCAGCGTGATTTACACCGGATCCAGTACCAGGAGGTAATTGATGGGCCTTCTGTCGATGGATGATGCGATGAAGATGACAGAGACGCATAGCCGGGAGCTTATTTACCGGCGCCCGGCCATTGATGAGCGGCTGAATTACTTCCGCGGGACCACTGGGACCTTGAAGTATGCGTCGGAGAAGTTCGGCGAGTATTTCAGCCGCCGGTTCTCTGGCTTTTCGGATAACTGGTGCATGCCAGTGGCCCAGGCCGCTGCTGAGCGCATGAACTACACCGGTTTCCGCCTGTGGGGCGAGAACAAGGGCTTCGACATGGAGCTTGCTCGCGTGTGGGAGGCGAATGACGGGGACCGTGGATCTTCTGAGGCATTCCTTGTCTTCGGGGCAGCTTCCCGCGCCTACGCTCTCGTCTCTCCCAACGACGGCATTACCCCGCGGATCACGTGGGAGCACCCTTCCCAGACGCTGGTTGACACTGACCCGCAGACCGGCGAGCGTCGTTCCGCTCTTGTGGTGTGGGTTGACGACAAGATGGACTATGCCACCCTGTATACGCCGGATTGGATCTATAAGTTCCAGCGGGAAACGGGTGAAGATCGGTTCCTGAACTATGACCGGGACGGTCGATACTTCGATCGGGCCGTGTTGGGTGGCTGGTCACCTCGCATCGTTGATGGGGAGATGGCGCAGCCTGAGTCGAACCCGCTGGGTGTCGTCCCGGTGGTGGAGTTGCGCAATCAGACGTTGCTTGACGATTCCCCGATTAGCGATATTCAGGGCGTCATGGCGATGCAGGACAGCGTCAACCTTGTGTGGGCGTACCTGTTGAACGCGTTGGATTCGGCGTCACTGCCGCAGCGTGTGGTGACCGGTGCTGACGTGCCGCAGATACCTGTGCTTGACGATCAGGGGCAGCAGATTGGTACCCGGCCGGTGGAGCTGGACAAGCTTCACGGTGAGGCGATTCTGTGGCTGCCTGATGACGCGGCGAAGATCGCCGAGTGGTCTGTGGCCCAGCTTGACGCTTTCGGTTCGGTCATTGAGCGCGGCGTTGAGCATATTGCCGCACAGACTCGCACCCCGCCGCATTACCTTGTGGCGAAGATGGTGAACACGGCGGCCGAGTCGCTGACCATCGCCGAGGCTGGGCTTGTGTCCAAGACTCGTGAGCGGATCCGCTACGTCAACCCCGCGCTTCGGGAGATAAACCGCCTGGTTGCTCTCAGCCAAGGAGCGGATGACAAGCGAGTGTTGGCGATTGCGTCCGGGCAAAACCTGTGGGGCGACGTCCAATACCGCTCTGAGGCGCAGATGGCCGACGCGATGCTGAAGATGAAGCAGGTTGGCTTCCCCTTCGAATACATTGCTGAGCGGTACGGTCTGGGCCCGGATGAAGTTCAGCGCGTCCTTGAGATGAGGAAGGCCGAGCTTGCGGCGGATCCACTTGCCGCGGCCCAGGCATCCATGGAAGCGGCCCAGCAGCAGAAGATACAGGTTCTGTAAGTGCAAACGGCCGAGACCCTGGCGGCTGAGCGATACCTACAGATGGTGCAGATCAGCAACACGGCGGCATACCGTTCGCAGGCCATGTGGCAGATGGTGGACCGGGCCCGGATTGCGGCGTCGTGGGCTGAGATGTTGCCCAACGTGGTGCAAACCGTCATGGCGGCGCAGTATCTGGCGGCGTCGGGTGCTGAGGATTACGTCACCAGCACTCTTGCCGTGCAGCACCTTGATCCGGCCGGCGCGCAGTTGGTGCCGACTGCATTTGCTGGCGCTGCCGCTGATGGGCGCAGTCTAGCCGGGCTTCTCTCGTCCCCTGTCTATACGACGCTGGACGGGATCAGGCAGGGCATGGGCGTTGATCGAGCAATGGGCGCCGGGCTGAATCAGTTGCTGATGCTGGCCTCTTCGACGGTGACGGACGCCGGGCGTGTTGCTGACGGTGTTGGTGTTGCTTCTCGCAGCACTCGCACCGGGTATATCCGCATGCTTTCGCCGCCGTCATGCTCGCGCTGCGCGGTGCTGGCCGGGAAGTTCTACAAATGGAATTCCGGTTTCCAGCGGCATCCGCAGTGTAAGTGCATCCACATCCCCACGGAAGAGAACGCGTCTGGCGATAAGCGTACCGACCCATACGCCTACTTCAAGAGTCTTTCTGCTGATGATCAGCGGAAGTACTTCACGGACGCCGGGGCGAAGGCTATCAACGATGGCGCGGACATCTACCAGGTTGTGAACGCCCGCCGTGGCATGAATGCGGCCGGTATGAAAACGACTGAGGGCACGTCAAAGCGCGGCTATTACCGCAGCATCTCAGGCTCAAAAGTGCGCCTGACCCCTGAGGCGATCTACAAGCTGAACGGCAATGACCGGATCGCCGCAATGGCTGATCTCGAAAAGTACGGGTACATCTTATCGACCGGTCAGGTTCCGGGCGGTTCTATCAAGAATGGCGGCGGCTGGCGGTAGTCAGCCCTGCACCTCAACCCCTTGACGCAATGTCAGGGGGTTTTCTTATGCCCCGCAACGGGGCGTGAACAGAAGGAAAAAGATCATGGCACGCACCATTCACGGAATTGACCTGACCGCACCGGGCGGCATTGAGCAGTTGTTCGCGTTCCACCGTCAGACCTTCGGCAATGCCGTCATGGAGGAAGGTGCTGGTGGTGAAGGCGGTGAAGGTGCCGCCGCGGGTGCTGCTGGCGGCGAAGGCGAAGGTGCGGGCGGTACCAGTGGCGAGGGCGGCGAAGGCGCCCAGGGTGCTGGCGTCGAATCGCTCGGTGACGCTGGCAAGCGCGCCCTGGACGCGATGAAGGCCGAGCGTAACGCGGCGAAGGCTGAGAAGGCGACTCTGGCCGCCGAACTGAAGGCGCTCAAGGATGCCGCCGCGCTCGCTGACAAGCCGGCCGATGAGCAGGCCATTGAGAAGGCCCGGCAGGAAGCACGCGCCGAGGCCACGGACGCAGCAAACGCCCGCCTGATCAAGGCTGAGGTCAAGGCCGCCTCTGTAGGAAAACTTGCCAACCCCGAGTTGGCCCAAAAGCTCATTGACGTTTCTGGCATCACGGTTGATGCCAACGGCGACGTTGATGCGGATGCTGTAGCCGCAGCGGTTACGGAACTTCTCACGCAGTACCCCTCGCTGGCCGCGCAAGGCGGAGCAAGGCAGTTCGATAGTGGCCGTGGCAAGCAGGCCCCCGCCGGACAACTCACCCAAGCAGACCTGAAGGGCATGTCAGCGGAGGCCATCGTCAAGGCCGAATCCGAGGGCAGGCTCGACCGACTCAAGGGTAAGCAGTAACCCCTCCACCTCATGCATGACCAATCGAAAGGGTGTCCATCGTGACAGCTCTCAATTTCATCCCCCAGCTTTGGGAATCCAAGCTGCTCATCGGCTTCCGGCAGGCGGCCGTTTGGGCGGCGCTGACCAACCGCGAGTACGAAGGCGCGCTGACTTCCGGCAATCAGTTGAACATCACTGGCCTGACCGAGATCGCCGTCAAGGACTACAAGGCCGCTGGCCGCACCACGTCCGCCGATGCAATCTCGGACACCACGCAGTCTCTTCTCATCAACCAGGAGAAGAACTTCGACTTCAAGGTTGACGACATCGACCGCATTCAGGCGGCTGGTTCGTTCGGTGAGTACACGGCATCCGCCGCGTACGGGCTCGCCAACGATGCGGACCTGTTCCTTGCGAACCTCGCCTTCTCCACCGCTACGGCGCTGACGACCACGGCGGGCACTCTTGGCGCCAACCCCACCGACGCAACCAGCGCATGGAACGCCCTGCGTGATGTGCGCAAGTCGCTGAACAAGGCCAAGGTCCCGCAGGGTGACCGTGTGGTCATCTTCAATGCCGAGTTTGAGGCGCTGCTGGACGCGAACGACGCCAAGCTGATGGCCTCGCAGACCGCGGGCACCACGGACGGCCTGCGCAACGCTTCCTTGGGCCGCATGCTCGGCTTCGACACCTACACGACCGAGAACATGCAGAGCACGGCCAAGCCGCAGGTTATCGGCCTGCACAAGTCCGCCCTGGCGTTCGCGTCGCAGGTCCAGTCCGTTGAGGGCATGCGTGACGTGAACAGCTTCGCTGACCGCGTGCGCGGCCTGCACGTCTACGGCGCCAAGACAATCCGGCCCACCGGCATCGTGTCTGTGACGGCCGCCTGATGGCGCTCGTAAAGGGCGCGAATGGCATCGTCTTCGACTCCGTCAGTTCCATTGCGTCGGGGCTCGTTGGTGGCGGCCATGCCGTCTATGTTGATGAGGCTGGCGAGCCGTCCGATGTTCCGGTGGAGCTCGTTGACGAGGTTGATGAGGCTGGCGAGCCGTCCAAGGACACAAAGGTAGCTAAGGGGTAGCAAGTGACTGATTTGATCAGCACGACGGACTTGCAAGAGTACGGCGTCGTCATTGCGAGTACGGAGACGGCCGTCGTCGGCCGCTTGATCCGTTCCGCATCGGCTGCCGTGTGCAATGCGGCTGGCGCGCCGATCATCCAGTCAACTTCTACGGTCACACTGACGGCCTTCGACGGTCCGCTTCTACGCCTGCCGGGTCTTCCGATTCAATCCGTTGCATCTGTCGCGGACGCCAGTGGAGCGGTCATCACCGACTGGATACTGGCGTCCGCGGGAGTGTATCGGCGGTCTGGCTGGGGACTCTCTGATGCTCCAGGCCTGGATGGCCCGCAGCAGATCACCGTGACGTATACGCATGGCTTAGCTTCGGTCCCGGACGACATCGCCGAACTGGTGGTGTCAATCGTCATCGCCGGGCTTGAGGCGTTCCGATCCGGCGACCTCGGACTGAATAACGGGCGCGTGTCATCTGTGGGAATCGATGACTACAAGGAAGCCTATGCGACCGGCCTTGAGGTTGAGGCCGTGACGCCCATGACGCTCCCTTCACGTACGCGTAACTGGTTGGCGGCCCGCTTCGGCAATGGCTCTCAGGTGGTGCATACGTTGTGAATCTTGATGGCATTCTCTCCCGCGCCCGGCGCATGGCCGAGCGTCTCATGGTCGATCAGTGCATTGTGCGCCGGCAGACGGGTTTGGCGACGGATCCCGCAACGGGTGTCGTTTCGCCAGCCTATGAGGCCATCTATTCGGGTAAGTGCAAGGTGCAGACCTTCACTAATCGGGAGCTGATGAAGGAGGCCGGCGAGCACCAGTTTGTCATTCAACGGTATGAGGTTCAGGTTCCGGTTTCGGCGGTGGGGATCATGACCAATGACGAGGTTTTGATGACCGTTTCTGCCTATGACGCTGACCTTGTGGGGCGCTCTTATCGGATCGTCGGTTTGATGAATAAGTCGCAGGCTACGGCTCGTCGTCTCGGAGTGGAGGAGATGCCTTCATGAGCACTGTTGAGACTTTCACTGTTGACACGCATGAGCTTAGTCAGTTGACTGCGGACTTGATTAGGGCTGCTCCGTTGGCGGTTTTGAAGGTGGAGCCGATTGTCAAGAAGGCCGCTCAGAACATCAAGGTAGCGATGCAGGCTGATGCGAGTAAGTCGCGGCATTTCGGTCAGATCGCTAGGACGATCAACTATGACATCACCGCGCACGAGTTTGGTGGGGATGCGAGCGTTGATGCGGAGATCGGTTACGACAAGCATGCCGGGCCTGCTGCGTCGTTGGCGGGTATTGCGATCTTTGGCAGTTCTAAGCCTGGTGGTGGCACTGTGCGTAACCCGGTGGAGGCGCTGAATGATGAGGCGCCGAAGCTTGAGGCGGCGCTGGGTGTTATTGGTGACGGGATCCTGATTTGAGCGCGGACATTGCCGCACATTATGCGGCGGTCAGGGCGCTCCTGCCGTCCGGTTTGCAGTCCTATTCCGGCGTTGTCCCTGATACGCCTGTGTACCCGTACGTGGTGATTTGGGGGAGTCCTGGCACGGAGGATTCTGAGGCGCTTTCGGATGATCCATCGACTTTGACGCTTCGGGCGTACGCAACGTATGCCGGTCTGTCGTTTGACTCTGTTGCTATCACGATCAGCCGGGTTCGTGCCGTGTTGAACCGTGCCCGTCCCGTTGTTGCTGGGCGTGTGACTTCGCGTCTTGTGCAGTCCTCTCAGCAACCTATCCAAGCCGATCTTGGCGTATCAGTCCCCGGCATTGGGCACCCGTTCTATGCCGTGGATCAGTACGAGCTGATCAGCGATCCCGCATAACACCGAAGGAGGTCTGCCATGGACCCGCTCATTGATGCCTGGCGCGAAAGTACTGGGCAGAAGTACGAATTCCAGATCCCGGCGTCGTGGATTGAGGCTGGCCTTGCGCCGGGCTTGACCGCGACCGACCCGGGCCAGTCCGAACCAGAACCGCCTGAGCCCGCCGGGCTGGGCGAACCACTCGAAACATCAACCCCGGAAGAGGTTTGACCATGCCCCGTTCACTCGCTATTGGAGCCGTGAAGTTGACGGTCCTGACCGTTGCACCTGCTGCGCCCGGTGTCCTGTCCCTTGCCACTGACTTGACTGGTGGGAAGGATCTTTCGGACAACATTCTGAAGTCGTCCTACACGCTTGGTGCGACTGGCGCTGACAAGGTGAATGAGCCGTCTCTGGCGGCTACTACCAACTCGTCCGTGCCTGGCATGTCGAACTACAACGCGGACATGGAGTTCTTCCGCTACCTCGATGCCACGGGCAAGTCTGCCGCGTTGGAGGACATCCCGTTCACGCTCTTTACTGGCAAGGGCATTCGTGTCTGGCTGGTGGAGCGCAAGGGCCCGCAGTCCTCGACCGCACTCGCTACCGCGGATGTCGTGGACATTTACGAGGTGTTGACGGATGATCCGCGCCCGCCGAAGGATTACGCGTCCTACCTGAAGTTTGGGCAGATGTTCCATGTTCAGAAGGTTTGGAACCGCGTAGCCATCACGGCGTAATTGACTGGCGGCGCGGGGTTGTTTCACAGGCTCCCTCGCGCCGCCGCACCACCCCTTTGTTGAGCCTGTGACCACCACTTTTAGGAGCCTGTGAAGCCATGCAAGGAATACCACTTGGACTGAAGCCATTCCATCCAACTAATCCCGATCAGCTTGCGTTCATCGAAGCGAACGGCCTTGACCCGGCTGACGTGACTGCCGGGCAAATTGCCCAGGTCGATGGAGGGAAGCTGACCGTGAGGGTCATTGCGCGACGCGACAACAAGACACGCATCCTCAACGACGCTGGCGACGGATACGTGACCGAAAAGCGGACAGTACCGCTGCTGTCTGCCCCCGAAAACCATAATCTTAGGAGCCTGTGAAATGACTGAACCTACCCCCGAAATTGCACCCCAGGTTGCGCCTGAGGATTTTGACTTTGATGCGTGGCTGTCCGATGCCAAGCGGCCGGAACGCTCAGTCACCGTCTATAAGCGTGCTGACTTGCTGGGTGACCTTGATGCGCTTGAGCGGAAGCTTGAAGAGGTGCGCAACATCCCCGAAGAGGATCAGGCGCTGGGAGAATCGCCCGATGGTGTGGAAGCCCAATACCTCGCGCTGTTGCAGCAGTTCCACGATTCCGGGCTGACGATCCGCGTCCATGGGCTGAACCAGGACGAAATGGACGCCATTGGCAAGGCTGGCAAAGAAGCCAAGGAGACGGACGATGAGGTTGGCCGGCGCCTCATTGAGAAGGCGCTTGTGTCTCCGAAGCTCAGCTATGAGCAGTTGGGAAATCTGTCTAAGTCGATCGGTGACGCGCAGATGCAGAAGATCGCTACCGCTTACCGGTTGGCGACATTGCAGGCGCCCGAGGCTACTGCCCCTTTCTCGCGTCGGCCCTCTGGACAAGGAAATGGCCGGGGGTAGTTTCCCTCCTGAAGACCGCACGTGATTACCGTCAGCCGCCGTCACTGTTTATGGGTGGCGGTGGCGAGTGGACGGTGAAGGATCGGGTCCTTGCGTTGGCGTTTACCGCCTATGAGGATGGCCTTTGTTCTTGTGGGTATGCGTCACATATTTGTCGGCACCCTGAGAATGACGGCTATTTCGATGTTGATACGACGGTTTGTTATGCGGCCGCTGCCGTTGAAACCCACCGTAGCGCCGAAGGGTACAAACCGGATCCTGGCGAGCAGTTGGGTGCTGTCTATACGCGGGAAACTACGGACCCTTTACCGGCGCTCTACAGCAGCAAGAAGCCGCCGCATGTAGCCGATCGCGATGAGGGCGACACCTAGTAGGCCGGGCAAGAAGAACATGCCAATGGTGCCAGCGGCTAATGCGACCACGATCCCCAAAATGATCAGCACAATCCCGCACCATGTCATGCCGTGACCGACTGGCTTCGTTTTCGTTTCCGTTGCGCTCATTTGGTCAGTGTGCCACCCCTCAATCAGCACCGCAACATATAGCTCAATATTGGAGGCCCCGTGGCTGATCGCAGCGTAATTGTTCGGTTGAAGGCGGAGGTTTCCGGGTTTCAGGCGGCCATGGCGGCGTCGGGTGCATCTGTGCAGAAGATGCAGGCCGATCTTGAGAAAATGAAGGCCGCGGGTGGCTCTTCTCTGGGCGCGGCGGCGACCGCTGCGGCAGGGGCTCGCGAAGAACTTATTAAGGTGGGTGCGGCGGCCCAGCAGACTGCGCAGGGTTTTGGACTTGCCTATGACAAGTCTGGGACTCTCCGCAACGGCTTCGGGCATATTGTCACTGATGCTAAAGCTGCATCTCTCGGGCTCGTCCAAGCGTCGGATGCGACTCGTGAGTTTGCCGCTGAGCAGGCCATTCTAGCCGCCGAGACTTCCAACGGGACGGCTATGGGCAGGCTCACGGCCTCCGTCGATGCCAATAAGCAGGCGTGGACGGCTTCGGGCATGGCCCTGCTCGGCTTCGGTGCCGCAGCGCTTGCTGGTGTTGGTTTGGCTGTGAAAGCGTTCTCTGAGTTTGGCGCGAAGATGGCGCAGGTCCAGTCTCTCTCGCATGCTTCGGCGGCTGAGATGCAAACACTTACCGATGCTGCCTTGCACATGGGCGAGAGCATCGGTTTTAGTGCGACTGAGGTTGCGGACGCTGAGATTGAGCTTGTCAAGGCGGGCATCTCTGTCAAGGACATCATGGGTGGCGCGCTGGTTGGTTCGCTGACATTGGCGGCTGCCGGGCAGATCAGTGTTGCGGATGCTACTGAGATTGCCACGATTGCCATGACCCAGTTTGGCCTTGCCGGTAAGGATATCCCGCACGTCGCTGACCTTCTTGCGGCGGGTGCTGATAAGGCTCTCGGTGGCGTCTCGGAGCTCGGTTGGGCTTTGAAGACTGGTGGCCTTGTCGCGCATCAGTTTGGCATGTCATTGGATGACACGGTGGGCACGCTGGCCCTGTTCGCTCAGAACGGCCTCATGGGTGAGGCTGCGGGTACTGACCTGCGTCAGATGCTTCTGAAGCTGGCCGCGCCGTCCAAGACGGCATCTGCCGACATGGAGAAGCTGGGCATGACCCTGTATGACTCCCAGGGCCATTTCGTGGGCATCACGAGCCTTGCGGGCCAGCTGCACGACAAGATGCAGAACCTGTCCGAGTCTGAGCGCAACGCCATGGAAGCGCACATCTTCGGGGCCCGGTCCATCGTCGGCGCGAACATTCTCTACCAGGCTGGCGCGAAGGGTGTCCAGGGCTGGATCGATGCTGTGAATGACAGCGGGTTCGCGGCGAAGCAGGCCGCGGGCAAGATGGATTCGATGTCTGGCGACGTGAAGAAGCTTCAGGCCGCTTGGCAGACTTCCATGATTGAGATGGGCTCGACGTCGGATAGCTTTGTCCGGCCCGTCATTCAGGGCGTCACGCAGGTCATCCAGGGCTTCGAGAAACTGCCCGAGCCGGTCAAGGGCGCGATTCTTGGCTTCGGCGCCGTGGTGGGTGTCGCCGCATTGCTTGGTGGCGCGTTCCTGACCATCACGCCCAAGGTGCTGGATGTCATCAGCGGATTCAAGCAGTTGCAGGCTGACGGCTCCAAGGTTGCCAGCACATTCGGTTCTATCGCCAAGTATGCGGGCATTGCTGCCGCCGCCATTGCGCTGGCAAACGCTGCGGCCATGGCTATGACGGCCGGCGACGCTAAGGCCCAGTCCGCGGACGCATCTGCGCAGGCGCTCATGAAGCTGTCCAAGGCTGGCGAATCTACGGCAAAGGTTTTTAGTCAGGACTTCTTCAAGAACGCAAACGGTTTCCAGATCGGCGGTTTTGAGAAGGACATCAATGGGGTTGGTGATGCTCTCCATAAGCTGAACAACCCGAGCGCATATGACCACTTCAACGATTTCGCGTCGAGCATTCTGCCCGCTGGCGATTATCAGATGAAGGAAGTCCGCACGTCAATAGCGAATATTGACGGGGCGATGACGAACTTCGCCACTTCGGGAAGCATGGACATCGCCGCGCAGGGTTTCCGGCAGATCGCGGCAGAGGGCGCCAAGCAGGGTGTGTCGCTGAAGCAGACGGCGGATTCTTTCCCCCAGTACATCAACGCTTTGAGGCAGCAGGCCACGCAGGCGAAGGTGACTCTGTCTGATCAGGAGTTGCTGGACTGGGCTATGGGTAAGGTGCCCGCGCAGATGGCTGCTGCGACGGCCAGCTATGGCACGTATCAGGACGCTTTGGGTGCGTCGCAGGCGGTCACTGCCGACATGTCTAAGGCCCTAGCGGCTGTGGGGCTTTCCGCTGATGGCACGGTGTTGTCGATGGACAAGCTGATTTCGTCATTCGCGCAGGCTGGCCTGATTAGCTTGTCGGCTGATGGTGCGGCGATTGCGTATCACAAGGCGCTCGATGATTTGACGGCGTCGGTGGCGAAGAACGGTTCGACGCTTGACATCAACACTGAGGCTGGCCGGGCGAACCGGACGGCATTGGATGCTATTGCGTCGTCTGGTCTGGCTGTGGTGCAGGCGAACGCTAAGAACAATGATTCGCAGCAGTCCCTGACGAAGAACATGCACGAAACCTATGATGCGCTGATCAACGGCGCCGCACAGTTCGGCATCACCGGGGACGCGGCGGACACTCTGGCACGCAAAGCCCTCGGTATCCCCAAGGGCATCAAGATTGACTCCGCGATTCAGAACTACATCGACACCATGCTGAAGATGGAAGGCATCGGCAGCGAGGCGGACAAGCTCAACGGTAAGACCGTGGATTTGTGGGTAAACACGCACAACAACACGATCTACTCCGACACGCACGTTTCCAGTGGTGTGGGTGGTGGTGGCGGGCAGTCGAAGTTCGCTATTGGTGGCGCTGTGATGGGCGCGGGCTCGGGTACGTCGGATGAGGTGCCGGCGCTCCTGTCCAATGGTGAGCATGTCCTCACTGCTGACGAGGTCCAGAAGATGGGCGGCCAGAATGCTGTCTATCGGTTTCGGCAGCTCGTGGATAAGGGCGAGGTCCCGAAGTTCGCTAAGGGCGGCGCTGTCTACTACAACTCGCCGGGGCACATGCACGAGTCGGCGTCGGCCCACGCAAACCGGTTGTACCGGGAAGCTCAGGCCAGGACGAAAGCGGCGGCGGCGGCGAAGGCTAAAGCGGCAAAGGCTCGCGCTAAGGAGCTCGCAAAGTCTGCGACCTACCGATCCGGTGAGCTGAACACTCTCGCTCTGGATGATGCGCGAGGCCAGTCTTACGGCACGGTGAACCAGTCCCTGTCTCAGGGATATGCGTTCTCGGACCGTTTGCGTGGTGTTGCGGCCAGTGGAAACCTGCCGTCGCAGGTGGGTTTCTTGAACGCTACAGCGAACCAGGCGGACGCGACACTTCGCAGCTTGTGGGCGCAGTCTGACCGTCTGGGCAAGTCGCTGACGGTGGCACAGACACGCCTCACGGACCTCACGAACGTGAAGACTGCAGTGTCGTCATCGCTGCGGGGCGAATTCAAACTCTCCGACGTGATCAGCAACACGTCGATGTTTGGTGTCCCGAACATTGCTGATGTGCAGGCGGCAGCGTCCGCGAAGCTTCATAAGATCCAGGCGTTCGGGGTGAAGCTGAAGGCGCTGCAGAAGATGGGCTACTCGGGTGCGATCGTCCAGGAAGTTGCTGGCATGGGGTCAGAGCAAGGTGCTGTGGCGGCGGACGCGCTCATTGGGGCATCCAACGCTCAGGTCACCACACTGAACGGCACCTACACTGCCATGGACTCAGCGTCGGATGCGGCTGGCATCTACGTCACGAACTCCATGTTCAAGGGCGGCGTGGCTGTCGCGCAGGGCATCGTGTCAGGGCTGCAGTCGCAAGAGTCTGCGATCACTAAGGCAATGACGCAGGTGGGCTTGTCGATGGAGAAAGCGTTGAAGAAGGCGCTCGGCATCAACTCGCCTTCCCGTGTGGCTACGGACATCACGGACAACTTCACGGGCACCATCATTGACCGGCAGAAAGCGGCATTGGGTCCTATCGGCGCTCATGCCACGGCTATGGGTCATGCCATGACTCCGTCGAAGTCGCTGCTGGGTGGTAGCGGGTCTACGGCTTACCGGCCGTCCGCGCCGTCCTATCAGGGTGCGCCCAGCTACCAAGCTGCCGCGGCCAGCCGCCCGTCAGTGACCATCATCAACCACATCACGGGCCAGTCAAACCCTGTCGCGACCGCACATGAAGTGACCCGCCGACAAACCGCACTCGCGGTCTAGCAGAGAAGGAGCCGGGATGAACTTCCCCCAACCCATCGTTTATCCCGACTCCACTCTCTACCCAGACTTCGGCCAACCCGTAACTGAGGGGCGGAAGATCTCCCTCGGTGGCTTTGTCCTCGGATCCGTGGACGGCTTCGGTGTTGGTTGGACGATCACGAAGTTTGATGGGTGGGGGTCACCTCAGTCAAACGTGAACTTCACCACCCGGGGGCGGGGGCATGGCGCGACGTCAACGGATCCGTATCACTCTCCCCGGTTCATGACGATTGAGGGTCTGGTGTCAGCGCCGGACTTGGCTGGTCTGGATGCCGCATTTTATAGGCTGGCCGCGGCGGTGACACTGGGTCAGTTTCAGATGGTTGTTGCTGAGGCTGCGGGGGTGAAGCAGGTAGCGGCACAACGGCAGGGTGAAGTCATCACCACGTACCTGTCTAACAAGCTCGGCAAGTACAGCATCCTCATCGCGGCTAAGGATCCGTTCAAGTACGGTGACGCGATCACAGCATCTACCGCCCTCCCATCGTCCTCGGGTGGGTTGACGTACCCGATCACGTACCCGCTGGTCTACACGGGCGTATCGACGTCAGGTGTCATTAGCATCAGAAACCCTGGCTCTGACCCGTCGCCGGTCTACCTGCGCATTGACGGTGCCATACCTGCGGGCGGGTGGTCTGTGAACCATCTTGGGCAGCAGGTCACTCTTTCCTTTGCGTCGTCCCTGGCGTTGGGTGCTGGCGAATTCGTGACTGTGGATATGCAGCGCCGGGAAGTCCTCGCGCAGGGTCAAGCGGCACGTAACGGGTACGTCACGAGCCGCGGATGGTTCCTGCTTGATCCGGGCCGGAATGACATCTCCTTCTCATCCGTCGCCTATGACCCGACAGCACTATTGACACTCACCACCTACCCGGCTTGGAGCTGATATGACGATCACAGTCCTTCCCATGGACGCCACGGCGGGTGCGCCCGCCTATTCGGCGCTGAATGCGCGGCAGGCTCAGTCCGCGGTCTATGGCGCACCTGCCGGTGTTTTCTCTGCCCGCTCAGGCTGGCGCGTCGGGACCCCTAACAGCGTTGTTTCTGTCACGTCACTACTGTGGACGCTAAACCCGTGCGCCGCGATTATCTCCCCAGCAGCGGTCCTCTACCAGGGCAGTTACGGGTGGGCTACCGATCAGGCCGTAACGGGTGCAGTGACGCCGGCTGACGGAACCAACCCGCGCCTGGACATCCTCTACATCCAGATCAACGATTCCAGCGCAGGGGACGGATCTGGGGCGCTGTCGGCCCCTGTCCAGTACTTGGCTGGTGCCGCTACAGCGACCCCCGTTGCTCCCACGCTGCCTGTGCGGTCATTTCTGGTGGCGACAATCGCGGTTCCGAAGGCTGGCGGCGGCGCCCCTACGGTGACATTGAATCAGAAGTTCTTTGTCGCGGCCGGCGCAGCGGTGCCCGTGTTCTCGAAGGCTGAACGGGATGCCCTGACGCCTTACGCTAGCCTGAGCGTGATCCGTCTTGATGTCCCTGGCGCGCCCGTGCAGATCTATGACGGCACCGCATGGAAGACGCAGGCCCACAACGTCAAGACCATGTTCAACAACACGAGCATGGTAAACCAGGGCGGCACGGCGTCACGCATGGTCTGTGACCTTGGATCGGCGGCGGTTCCGTATGACCGGATCATGACCGCCAATGCTGTCTGCGCTATCACCCCGGCATCCATTGCAACAGGCGTATCCACCGTCTACGTGTCCACGTCTCTGATGCAGTCCGCGGTGAGTGGCTCGCAAGGGTATGCGCCAATCTCGTGGACGGCGCCGGGATCCTACATTCTGGGTGCTTTCGCCACGACCGGTGAGATCCTTGTCCCGGCCGGTACCGTACCACTGGCCCGGCTCTGGGTGAATGTCATCACTGGCTCGATCACCACGACCGTATCCGCAGATGCGAGACTCACCCAGTTCTGGACTGAGGAGTACCCCGCGTAATGGATAACGACCTGACCCCCCGCGCCGCTGAATCCATTCCCGTCGTCCTCGCCCGCATGGAAGGCAAACTCGACCGGGTAAACGACAAGGTAGACAACATTGTGCCCCGGGTACAAAGGCTTGAAGACCGGGTGGACATGCTTGAAAACGACACTTTGGTCCTCAAGAAGGATGCCGAAGCGGAGGAAGCGAAGAAGATTGCCCTCGCCCTCGCGCTGAAGGAAGCCGACGAGACTCGACGCAATCAGTCCGAGCAGACATGGACCCCGGTCCAACGGTTCATGGCAGTACTCGGTGTCGTCGCCGCCGTCGTAACGCTCGGCATCTACCTCTACGCAACGATCCACGGATAGGAGGCGACATGACCTACAACCTTGACGAGTCCCATAACTCGCGCAACTTCACGCCGGCCAGTCAGGTCCCTGCCACGTTCGGTTACCCGCGCACGGTCAAGTGGATCACTATCCACCACTGGGGCGACAACGGCCAGCAGTTCGATGTCGTGCGCGACTACCTGTGTACCAACACCACGCCAACATCCGC